AGCGTCGATACCGCCTAGTAAATGGAACGCACCGTACCAACAGCGGCCCACGGGTGAAGAAAATGCGATAATTAAGCGTGAATGGTGGCAAAAATGGGAAAAAACAGCCGTTCCTAACCTACAATACGTCATTCAGAGCTACGATACGGCGTTCTCGAAACGAGAAACGGCTGACTTTAGTGCAATAACGACATGGGGCGTGTTTTATCCAGAAGAAGAGGGCGGAGCTCCGGCTTTGATACTGCTTGATAGTAAAAAAGGACGCTGGGACTTTCCAGAACTGAAGGAATTAGCGCTAGATCAGTATAATTATTGGGACCCAGAAACAGTTATCATAGAAGCGAAGGCTTCTGGTATGCCTTTGACCCACGAATTACGGAACATGGGCATACCGGTGGTTAATTTTACACCGAGTAAAGGCAACGACAAGGTGTAGCGAGTCGATTCGGTGTCTCAGTTGTTTGAAGCGGGCATGGTTTGGGCCCCCGATGAGGCTTTTGCTGATGAGATGATAGAAGAGGTTGCAGCTTTTCCAAATGGAGAGTATGATGACCTTGTTGATAGCATGACGCAGGCTCTTATGCGGTATCGTCAAGGTAATTTTGTACAGCTACCGAGCGACGATTGGGACGAGAGCGATGGGTCAGCACAGGTAAGGGCTTATTATTGAGGTGTAAATGGCTGAAGAAGATTTTCAACCTAGCGATGCTTTACCGCCCACAGGGCAAGACAGAAGAGGTTTAGCTGGTATAGGTGCTTTTTTACCTATGACTGTTCCTAAAACCACCCCTTATGGTGAGGTAAGTTTAAGCGATATTGAGATGGGCATACCTCCAGCATTAAAGGATGCTTACAGTGGTATTATGAAGTTTGGTGCGCTTATGCGTGGAGAACTTACTCCTCAAGATATACAGCAGTTAGCTTTTGATACGTCCATGAATGTAACAGGCGGAAGTTTGTTAGGATCTCAATTACTTCCAAAGGCGGTGCCCAAAGGTGCGCTAGGCATGGCAGCTTCTAAAATACCTGACGACGCAGGTCTTGGATCAGGCAGCTTGTTTGCACCTGAAACTAAGAAAGGCCGGCAGCTTCTTGTTTTATCTTGTAGTGAAACGAAATGTCCTGATGTTGGGGACATGAAAGCAGTTGACCGTTACTTGGGGCCCGTATTCCAAAGTTTGAAAAAGCAAGGTGTGAAGGATAATGTAGACGTAGCTATTTTGTCAGCCAAGCACGGTTTGATAAGATCAGACACTAAAATAGAAAATTACGATGAGTTAATGAGCCCGAAAAGAGCAAGTGAATTTAAACAAGATCCAGACCAGATGAGCAGAATAAAGAATACCTTAGAGGGTTACGATAAGGTTGTTGTTCAAGGTGGCAAAGACTACAAGGATGTAATACGAGCTGCGTCAGGTAATGCGAATGTAACAGAGATACCGGGTGGTAGGGGTATCGGAGATCAGAGACGATCAGTTAGATCCGCTTTGGCTTTCAGCAAAATTGATACGCCCGTATTTCACTACACCACTAAACCCGGTTTTACAAAGTTTGACAGGTCTAAACTTGCTTTTTATGATTTTGGTCCTCATGTTGCATCCACTCCAAGAGCAGCTGAAGATAGATTTATTAGTCAAGTAGGCGGTGTGCGTTCACAAGACGGTGAAATAGTTTTAAAAGATTCTCCTTTTGTAGAGGGTGATAAACAAGTCAAAGGCGGATCCGTGCCATTACAAGCTAATTTAAGTAAGCCTTTTTTAAATCCTAAAACTAATAAACCATTTACAGAAAGTGAATTGATAGATTTCAAAGCCGCGGAAGTGGATAAGATTTTAAAAGCAAAAGGATCTAAGACGACCTTTACAAGGAATGATTTATTGCTTGAAACAACAAGCATACCGACATCAGAGATACGATCATATATAGAAAAAATATCAAAAGATTTAGCAGAAGAAGGGTTTACACATGTGCCTTACTTTAACGCCTATGAAGATAAAGGAAAACTATCTTTTGAAATGTTGGTATTTGACAGACCAAAAGGCAGCACTAAGGTTTTGCAAAGCCCGTTTGCCAAGAAGGATCCTGATAAGTTTGACGATCCTGACTTTATGATGGAAGAAGGCGGCGTCGTTAGTATGAAAGACAAAGCGGTAAACATGACACGAGGACCACAAGGTATTGAACCTTTTATTAAATTCGTGGTATAGTTCCTGAAAGGAGATCTAAATGGCAAGAGAACCAATAGCAAGCATTATGGACAAAGTACCATCGCAGCTGGACCAAAGTGAGTTACAAGCTGAAATAGATATAGAACTGCCAGAGGCTATAAACGACGATATGTTAGAAGCTTCGCCTGAAGTGGAAGTAACACTAGAGGATGACGGCGGCGTAGTTGTGGACTTTGATCCGAACGTAGGTGAACCAGAGGGTGAGTTTGGCGACAACTTAGCAGAACAGTTGTCTGATGCGGAGCTTGGCAGGATCTCTGGTGAATTAACAGGTGAGTTTGAAGAAAACAAGAGTGGTAGACAGGAGTGGGAAGATGCTTTCGCCAATGGTTTGGAATTACTTGGGTTCAGCTACGAAGAGCGAGCACAGCCCTTCAGAGGAGCAAGCGGTGTTACGCACCCTTTACTCGCTGAATCAGCCACGCAGTTTCAGGCACAAGCCTTCAACGAGCTGCTGCCACCGGGTGGACCAGTCAGAACGCAGGTTTTGGGATCTAGCACGCCTGAAAAAGAAGATCAGGCGCAGCGTGTAAAGGAGTTTATGAATTACTACATTTCTTCTGTTATGGAGGAATACACACCAGAATTTGACCAAATGTTATTTTATTTGCCGCTTGCAGGGTCAACATTTAAGAAAGTTTACTATGATGAGAACTTAGGGCGAGCTGTAAGTAAGTTTGTACCAGCAGAGAACTTGATAGTGCCGTACAGCACATCTGATCTAGAAACATGTCCTAACATAACTCATGTAGTCAAAATGAGTTTGAATGACTTGCGTAAGAGACAACTATCAGGGTTTTACAGGGACATACCTGTAATACCAGCGCAAGGCGACACTAACTCTGTACAAGAAGAATTAGAGCGTATTGATGGTATGTATCCATCAAACATAGATTACGACTGTACTTTGCTGGAGTGTCATGTAGATCTTGATCTAGAGGGTTTTGAAGAGACGAACGAAGATGGTGAGCCGACAGGCATTAAGGTACCGTATATTGTGACAATATCACAGGATAACGGCCAAATACTGTCAATTCGCAGGAACTATAACGAAGATGACGAAGACAAGAAAAAGATACAGTATTTTGTACATTATAAGTTCTTACCGGGCTTTGGGTTCTACGGACTAGGACTAATACATACTATAGGTGGTCTATCAAGAACCGCGACTGCTGCATTAAGACAACTTATTGATGCAGGTACGTTATCTAATCTACCAGCAGGCTTCAAGGCCCGCGGACTACGGATCAGGGATGACGATGAGCCGCTACAGCCGGGTGAGTTCAGGGACGTTGATGCACCGGGCGGGGACATAAGATCGAGCTTGATGTCATTGCCATTTAAGGGACCAGACCAGACTTTGATGGCATTGTTAGGCTTTGTAGTTGATGCAGGACGGCGATTCGCGACCATTACTGATATGAAAGTAGGCGATGGCAACCAGCAGGCAGCGGTAGGTACAACTATTGCTATGTTGGAACAGGGCTCACGGGTCATGTCAGCTGTACATAAGAGATTGCATTATGCGATGAAGTTAGAGTTTAAGTTGCTATCTAAGGTGATGGCTGACTTTTTACCTGACGAATATCCATATAGTATTACGGGTGTAGATGGCACTATTAAGAGACAGGACTTCGACGACAGAGTTGATGTGGTTCCTGTATCTAATCCAAATATATTTAGTCAGGCGCAGAGAATATCTTTGGCTCAAACCAAGATGCAGCTTGCAACAGCGGCACCTGACATGCACAACATGTACGAAGTATTCAGGGATATGTACGAGGCTTTAGGTGTAAGAGATATTGACAGAATATTGAAAAGAACTCCTGAGCCTGAGCCTACCCCGAAAGACCCGGCTCAGGAGAACATAGATGCGTTAGACCAGATACAGCTAGTAGCTTTTGAAGGTCAGGAGCATGAAGCGCATATTATGTCCCATATGGTTTTTGGATCAACACCGCTTGTTGCAGGAACCCCGCAGATAGCTGTGGCATTACAGAAGCATATTATGGATCATGTAAGGATTGGTGCCAAGGAGCGTGCTATGCAGGAGATGATGGCAGCTACGGGCGGTCAGCCTATGCAGGAAATGCAGAGTTTAGAACTAGAGGCGAGGATTGCACAACTGATAGCCGAAGGTATGGCACAACTCAAGCAACTAAGTGGACAGCTCACGGCTCCCGGACCAGATCCGTTGGTACAGCTCAAGGAGAAAGAATTACAGGTTAGAGCACAGGGTGAGCAGAACGACGCAGAGATTGACAGAGCTAAACTGGGTCTGGAGCAACAGAAAGTACAACAAAGAGATGCTCAGTTTGATAAGAGGCTTGCAAGTCAGGAGAAGCAGACTGCTGCAAGGATCAACGCAGCTGAGAGGCGTGAAGTAATGAAACAACAAAAAGGAGGTCAGTG